TGGCTAATTTAGCCCCTTATTTGGGTGCCGAAGCCGCACAGACTAATCTTATCGGTCAGTCTGTTTACGATATGTTTACCGGGGCTCGCTCTAAAGAGTCTCAAATGGCAGGTCTTCAGACCGGTATCGCTTCTCAGCTAGCCGGCGCGGCTATCGGTCAACAAGAAATGGCGGCTAAGGGCCGAACTGCTTTAGAACTTCTTGGCGGTGAGACTCAAGCTGATTTAGCTAAGAAAGGCGCAGACGTTCTGGGTCTGCAATACACTAATTTAGCTAAAGGTATTACGGACGTAGGGACTAGCGCCGCTAATACCCGTAACGCACAGGTTCTTGCGCAGACGCAAGCCAACTTAGATATCGGTAAAAACCTTGCGCTCCTTAAAGGTCAAGGCGAGAAAGAATTAGCAATGCGTCGTGAAGCTCGGGGTGCTGCTCTTGGCGCCGGAGGCTTTGCGTGATTAAATCGACAATCGGGGATTCAACCACGGTTGCCGCGTGGTTATCTTCGCTTGACGCGTCGAACAAAGATGCGTTTATTCATTATGCGAAGAACACCACCAGCGATATTGAGGCATATCTGTATGCCAGGTTTTTGCGTCCTGGTTACACCGGTAGCATCGCGGACCTGACGGCGTGGATTCAGGAGAAATTTCCAAAAGAAGATCTCCGTAAAGTCTTACTCCGTGAGATTGATGACTTACAAATTGACATCAGAAATGTACGGGACATGGTACAAAATCAGATGCTCGACCCGGCATCAGCGGCGACAAAAATTTCAGCGGTTCAGAAAGAACTTCGTAGCCACATTCAAGCTGTACGATCTATTGCAGATGGTTTAGACCGGCGTGGGTTGATTCTTGCCGGCGCCGATCGTACTATTCGCGAATTGATCAACACCTTGGACGGGCAGCCTGGCCTCCAACAATTAGTCGACGAGGCTGCCGTTTTAGTTTGGACTACGATCGAGAACGAAGAACGTGCTTAAGCGGCTTTGCTCATTCGTCGCATTATATTTTCTAGTTTGGTTCTAAAAATCCCCATAAAAGCGTCATTAACGCCAAGAGACATAACGAGTTCATCATTCTCAATTAAGGCCCCAAAAGGAAGAATAACAGCAGGTTGATTAGATACCGCGTTTCCGAACACATCGGTCCACTCAATAACCCTATCGTTCAATGAACCAGTGAACAAAGGTTCTTCAGTTAAGTGTGTTACGTTCTCAAATTTTTTATCGACTAAATACGCGCCGACATGGTAAATCAGATAAGGTTTACCATTTTCTGTGCACGTCATATGTTTCCAGTGATAAAAAATTAAGTAACAATAACCTAGGTCAACAGGCGCCGTGGAATTGAAAGTGGCGGCCCCCCGCGTAACCTTCTCTAAAACTTTTGTATCTAGCGTAATCGTCGATCCTTTTTCTCTTTCGACAGTTAACGGCCGCGTGGAGTATAAACAATTAAGTTCATCTTTTACTGTAAAAAACGCCCAGTTTTTTTCCGGAACTCCGACGACATGGTTTTTTCCTATTGGAGGAATTGTCGCACTAACAGCTTCAAAATCATCGTTTACCCAACAAACGGCAACTTTAGGTTGCGAGAATAGCTTTTTAGGATTTGAATCGTACTTACTAGCGTAAGTGGATGCGACAAACTGAACGTATAAGTTTGAATCAGGTCCGATAAAAAGCCTAGGATCTTCGTAACTAAGCCTATGTTTCTTTGACCTGAGTTTTTTAGTACCAATAACTGATTTATCATCAGCCCCCAACAAGGCTATATACAGTTCGTTTGGCTGATTGTTTAAATAAAAATACTTGTTGTCGTACCTGAAGCCGAAAGCTTCGGGCTGGGACCGCCACGCAATGTAAGTAGTTCCGTTCCTACTGATTATTGAGGGGCTGAAGTTAGCAACATTGTTTTTCGGAAGTCCTTTGACGATGCGCGTAAATTTGCCTCCCAGTGCTTCTGCCTGTTCATAGACAGTTGGTACCCCTTTATTTGGACCTTTTGAAGGGTAAATAACGTCACTGTATAAGTGAAAATAACGATTTTGAGACTGCATGATCAAACTCCCAGATCTTGAATGGCTGCGTTAAAACCGGCGCTGATGGATTCCCAACGGTATTCAGGTCGTTGCGTCACAGCATAGCAAGCATTTGCCACTTCGTCATAGCTTTGATTATCGTAATACAGATCATCTAGAATTTTTGCAGCTTTTGTCGTATCAATAAGACCTCGTTCGACCCCTAGATCTTTATCCACGACCCACGTAGAAATAGGAATCAGCTCTGCCGCATCTTTCCAGATGTCCTGACAAACTGTATGTTGTGGAACGACCTGAGGTTTCATGCACCCTGCGTGCTCGAAACTCACTAAGCCCCATCCTTCTCCATCAGAAGTATTAATTCCTACGTCGCAAGCGTTATAAATAGTATTAAGTAGTTCGTCCGGAGGTGCGTCCATGTAGTTGATATTATTAGCAGTTAAAATAAGGCGGTTGCTGTCGTCTAGGTTGCGGCGGAGCATTTCATGTTTAAACAAAGGTATTACATCCCATCCCAGATCTTTTGTACCCATATGTAAATAAAGCATTGCGTCTGGTTTATTGACTGCAAACTCGGCGAAGGTCTTGATCGTAAGATCTATCCGTTTCCTGGGCTGATTCCTATTCCCGTTAAAAACGATAAATTTATCTAAGGGCAGCCCTAACTTTTGCCGCGCCTCGGCTGTATCCATCGGATAAAAGCGCCCAACATCGACTCCGTGGGGAAGCACCGCCAGCCGTTGCGCGTCCGCGCCATATTTCATTAATCGTTCCGCTGACGGTACCGTAAATGTTATTCCTAAATCCCAGTGCTTTATGTGTCGCAGCATGTCCGGATAATAGCTTTCGCTATCAACTGGAAAATACGCAATGAACTTAAAATTAATTTTGTCTTTTAAGAACTGGCAGCGCTCCCAAAACTGGTTAACAATCCAAATATCATTGAGACAGATAACAACATCTGGTTTTTCTTTATCTAAAATTTCTGGAATCCTGCCGATGCCGAATCGATCGTTACTTCCGGCCGGACAGGCGGGGTAAATTTTATAAGGTAAATCATGAGGATCTCCCATGTAGTTGATACCCATCACTACAATTTCATGGCTGTCTTTCAGAATATTAAGTACACTATGCGTTACTCTAGCAAAACCTGTGTTACTGCAAGCATCTCCATACCAAAGAACTTTTGCCATAAAGAATTTGAAAGTCGAGTACAATCACTATAACAGCTCTGTCAGTTTATCAACATGCCTAGCCGGGAAAGTTTTGCGTATCGGCGTGGCGCTCAATTAAGAGCACTGAAAGCCATAGAAGCAAATGAAAGCACCGCTAGCGAGACTATTTACGGAAAAGCTGCTAACGACTTTCATACTTTTTGTACCCTACTAGACAAACCGCCAGCGCCTCACATGCTGGAGTGGCATGAACATTTAGTAACTAACCAAAGCAATAAGTATCTATTAGGTATAGCTGGACCTAACCTTGATATTTTGGCGCCTAGGGGTTCTGCCAAGTCAACTGTCCTAAACATGTTTACAGCGTGGTGCATCGGAAGGCACACGGCCGCAAAGAGACCGCTACAAATTATTTACGTCAGTTACAACATCGCCACGGCCATCCCTAAATCTCGAATCATTCGACAAATCGTTGATTCGTCGGAGTTCCGAAAAATTTTTCCTACGTGTCGCCTTAAACCAGGGATGCAATCTGATATCGGCTGGTCGATCGACTACGACTACGCGAATATTCCTAGATTAGGCGATGAAGAATTTACATTGAGGGCTGCGGGTCTGCGAGGCAGCATTACGTCCAAACGGGCGCATTTAGTCCTGATCGATGACCCTATAAAAAGCTCGGCGGACATTAAAAATCCGACAATTCGCGACGAGATGAATAACAACTGGAGTAGCGTTATCGCTCCTATTGTGTTTGAAGGGGGTAGGTCGATTTGCCTTGGTACTCGATTTCACCCACTAGATATTCATAAAACAATGTTTGTACCCGAAAAAGGGTGGAAACAGGTAACGCAAGAGGCATTGACATACGATGACAAAGGACAGCCAAAAAGCTATTGGCAAACTCAATGGTCTGTTGATTACCTGCTTCAACAGAAAGAACTTGACCCTGTTGCTTTTTGTTTTCAGTACCAGCAACAACCTGTGGCCACGAGCGATCTCGTTGTTTCTCCTGATTTGCTGATTAAAGGAGACGTGGCGACCGAGTTTGACAGCCTGGCTCTCGGTATTGATCTCTCGGCTAGTAAAAATGAGACCTCCGACTATACGGCGTTTGTTCTAGGAGGGCGCTTAAAAGATAAGTACTATATCGTAGACGCGCATCAGTGTCGTTCTATAGGAAACCTTGAAAAAATAGATCTTCTGTGTGACATGTTACTTGAATGGGGAATTCTAACTAAGTACAACGGTGAGTACCAACCGACGTATTCCACCGTGACGCTTGTTGTCGAATCCGTGGCGTACCAGGCAAGTCTTGCTGCGGATCTCCGGCGGGTTCTTTTGAACGAAAGGGGCCTCAGTAACCTTCATATTCACGAAGTTAAAGGGTTCAGGGGCGATAAGATTGCTCGTTTTAGAGGCACGCTTGGTCTTTTGGAGAACCAGAAAGTCGTCTTTAACAAATATCGCAAGTTCGATGCGCTCTTCGATCAGCTGATTAACGTAGGTGCTACAGCCCATGACGATTTACTGGACGCATACACTTGGTTAATCACTTTCTTGCAACGTAGAGGTAGTTTTTCTGTTGAGTATTGACATGACTTCTGATAAAACTCTTTGGGTCGCGATCGCGGCGCACAATCCGCTGGCTCGGGTCGAGAAGCTGCTCAAGGTTTTGAAGCTTTACACAGAGTACGACCTTAAAGTTTCTGTGTTTATCTACATAAATAATGAAGCTCAGGACGATGCGAATCAATTAGCTAACTTATTGCGGCCTTTCCGGGAGCAATTGGAGTTAAATATCGTTATCGCCAGCTCCGGTTATGAGGGCTGGGGTTTGACGTGGGCGCATAAAAACGATCTTGTGCTGGCTTGTATGAACTACAAGTACGATTATTACATTTATCAAGAAAATGACATGCTGATTACTTGGGAACACTTTAAGTATTGGATGCGTTGGAAGCCTCGACTGGCTCAATACGGGTTGGAACCAGGATTTATTCGGTATGAAGTCTTCGAAGGGGAGAAAATACCGTTTGATAACCACTATCGGTACTTTTTAACCAAACGAACTCCCAATGTTTGGTCGGAACGAGGCTTTGACGTAAAGAAATTGCTCGTTATCGACCACGAAATCAAGTTTTTTGCTCAAATTGCAAGTCCTTATTACGCTGCGATGATTTTGGATAGTTTTGACGCAGTCAAATACGTCAAAAGCGGCAGTATGGACCCGGCGAAAAGCGTCGAAATCGTCGGTTTTCGAAATTGGCCCCTTGCCGACCGGAGTTCTATGGGTTTAGCGTTTGAGGACGTCCCTTTTGGCTGTGAACACCGTCGTTGCATCCCAGTGATTGAAGAAAATGGTGTTTATAAACCGCATCCTTGTTGTTTGTTAGCTCACGACGACACTAAGTACTCAAAAGAGCTGGCTAAAACGCAGCCAGAACTCATAACTTGCGATAAAATGCTTCAGATCTGATTTTTTATGGACAACGTTAACCATCCTACGCACTATACATCAGGTGCTATCGAGTGCATCGATGCTTTGAAAGCTCAACTAGGTCCTGAAGGGTTTAGGGACTACTGCCACGGGAATATCGCTAAATATGTCTGGCGATACAAGTTTAAAAACGGCGTGGAGGACCTAAAAAAAGCGGCTTGGTATCTTCAGTGCTTGATCGGTGAGTTAGAATCAAACAAAGAGAATCATTAAGTAGTGGACGTAAGAGCTTTCGGTTCTGTTTACGGTCAAACGGCGGCGCTGCCGTATTCCAGTGGATTTGGACATGTTCCTAGCAGCGGCCGAATTAATTTTCCTTCGTGCCGTGCTGTTTTTATCGAAGCAGATGCTGTCGCCGCTAAATCTTACTTGACTGTCGAGCTTTCTGACGCTCCCGGTCAAAAAGCTACGGCTAGTAATCTTTCAGGGGACCAGCTTATTCCTATTTCTTGTACAGCTATTATCAGTGGTAACGCCCCTGGTGTTTTTGTGCTCTACTGATGGCCACTGATTATTCCAGCTTAATCTCTTTGCTTGGCGGCGGCGACGTAAGTCTTCGTCAAAGTGCCGGTTTAGATGCGGATGATATCCTTAGTTCGTTGCGAAAGAAAGGTGCTGTTTCATCTGATTTTATGTCTGTTTTAAAATCTGATTTACTAGCTAAAGCACTCGTGGCACAGCAAATTGGAAGCATGTAGTAAACTGTAAATATGGCAGACCCTTTTCT